TGAAGGAGTATTCGCATTATCTGATGGCGACATTAAAAAATTATCAAGTGTACGAAAAACTATTGCAGAAACATCATATGGGCCAAAGCAAAGAAGTGAAGACAACGGGATACATAAGTCAACCTCAGTCAGAAAGTAAAGATATAGACGTAAATCAATTAGCAGTAATGAATATTAATGGTATTTATTATGAGATTGAAGGACATGTTGCAAAATTTATTCTAGCATTAATAGAAGATATTGATTCTTGTAATGAGCGAATTGAATTCTTAGAAAAATTAACAGGCCCAAATGGCGAAAGTTGAAAAAAAATTAAAAGCTTTATCTGAAAAACAAAAAATGGAAATGCTCCGAGCTATGTATTTGGACATTTTTACATTTGCTGAAGTTTTATTTGGAGATAAAGAAAATTCTATGCACTATCATGTGCGCTCCAAATCGCCCGAATTTCATCGCGAAATAGCAAAGACCTTAATAGGTATGGCCGCAGGCGATAAACTAGCCGTAGTAGCGCCAAGAGACCACGCAAAATCAACATTTATTAATCTTATCTACCCTTTACATAGGATATTGTTTGGAGAAGAGCGTTTTTTACTACTTATTTCAGAATCTGAAATGCAGTCTAAGTATAATTTAGAAGCAATAGGAAATGAGATAGAGTTTAATCCTAAGATAAAATATTTCTTTGGAGACAGAAAGGGCGCCGTATGGGGTAAGGAAGAAAAAGAAATAATCGGCGGATTTGATGAAAGTGGGAATGCAAATGTAATGTGTAAATGTTTAATTCGTGGTACTGGTCAAAAAGTTCGTGGATTAAAGTATGGTGCATATAGACCTACACTTACAATTATTGACGATGGAGAAGGTGAAGCGAATAGCACTACCCCTACAGCTAGAGATAAATTTAGACGTTGGTTAAATGGTGCAGTAATACCGGGTTCTGGAGATGCTAAACTTGTATTTATAGGCACTATTGTAGATACTTCTGCATACCTTAATCGAATAGCAGGGCCATTAGCTTATGATAAAAATGGTAATTATAAAGTCAAGGGTTGGAAGTCGTTGTTTTTTCAAGCAATACCACAAGATACGCCAAAAGGTAGATTTGTTACATCTGGAAATGAGATAAAAGATAAAAACGGAGTAGTTAAGGTATTGTGGCCAGATAGGCGACCATACGAGTGGTTGATAGCAGAAAAAGATAGATTAAAGTCTGAAGGAGATATTGCATATTTTTATCAAGAGTATCAAAATATACCTGTTGATGATAGCTTTAGAATATTTAAAGAAAAAGATATGCGTTATTGGGATGGTAGATATATATACGAAGAAGGTCAAAGTTTTATATTTAGGACAGATGAAGATAGGCGAATAAAATTACCTGTAAATATATTTCTTGGAGTAGACCCTGCGTCAAGTGAAAATGTAAAAGCTGACTATACTGTAATTATGGTTATTGCAGTAGATAAAGAATATAATATCTATGTTGTAGATTATTTTAGAGGGCAAGTAGCTCCTATGGACGGCGCAGATAAATTATTTGAGCTAGCAGACCAATATCACCCCAGAGATATTAAGATTGAAGAAACAGGTCATGTCATGTTAGCAGATTATGTTAGAAGACATTCTAAGCTTACAGGTAGATTCTATAATATAAACACTAGAAAAGCAATTAAGGCAAAATATTACAGAATTAAACAAATGCAACCTCATTTTGCATCGCATTCTGTATTCTTAAAAGATAGTCATGAAGAGTTGGAGTCAGAACTTTTGAACTTTAAAGAACATGGTACGTTTAAAAAAGATACATTAGACGCTTTAAGATGGGCGATTGACGATATATGGGCGCCAGATATAGAGCAAAATGAACATGGCGAATGGATGTCTCCGCCTCCTATTGTAGAGGTAGATTGGGAAACCGGCCAAAACTTTAGTGTTTCTGATTTTTACGAAGCATAATGGGAAACTTCGATATTGATTTAGACTTTGGGCAAGTCTATGAACAGAAGATAAAAGACCTTTTTGAAGGAGATGGTTCAATAGAGGTAAAAACAGAAAGAGATATTTGGGCAGACACGGGTAATATGGCAATAGAAATTCGTTCTAGAGGAAAACCTTCTGGTATATCAATTACAGAAGCAAAATGGTGGGTTCATAATTTTACTATTGATGGTGATATAAAATTTTCAATGTTATTTAAAGTTGATAAATTGCGTAAGGCGGTTAAGTATATGTATTTAAATGAGTTAGCTAGCATGATAAAAGGCGGAGATAATAATACTAGCGATTTAATTTTAGCGCCAATAAGCACTTTAATTTTATTAAACAAAAAATTTTGAAATTACTGTAACATTTTTGTAACATAATCCCAAACATATGTTAAATCTAGCGAAGTTAGAAACTAAAAAAATTACAGCGGAAGAAGTTCGCTCAGACTATTTGCATTTTGAGAGTAGTTCTAGTGAGTATCGTTATCAAATGGCTGAAGACCATGAGTTTTACCTTGGAAGTCAATTAACTAAATCACAGAAAAACTACTTGCTCAGCGTGGGTCAACCCCCGGAAGCTAATAATAAAATACGCCCTGCCGTTGAGCAAGTATTAGCCAATATAGCAGCATCTGCTCCGGAGTGGGATGTTCATTCTGTCGGAAAGACAGATAATGATGTAGCCTATGTATTTGACCAACTACTTGATAAGATATGGTATGATTCTGACGGGGATGTTCACTTTAGGCAGGCATGTAAAGATTTTATTGTTAAAGGCATTGCTTGTATGTATATCTATCCAGATTATAAAGCAGACGGAGGTTTAGGTAGTATAAAAGCTAAGCGTATGCCACCAGAGTCAATATTTGTTGACCCTAATTCCTCTTTAGCAGATTTTGGAGATGCTAGCGCAATAATATATTCCGATATACACACAAAAGAACATTTAAAAATATTATTTCCTCAATACGAGGCAGAAATAGAAAAAGCAAAAGATGATGATGATAGGAATGAAAAAACATCTGGTAAATATTCTAGAGATAATATAGATACAGCAGGAACTCAAGCTTTAGACCACCAAGGCCGTGTGAGAAAGTATTGTTACTTTACTAAAGTAAACATTCCTCATGCCTTAATTTTAGATACAAATACAGGAAAGAGTCAGTTATATAACAAGGATGAGTATAAAGAACTTATTAAAGATAAGCAGTATGGAGATTTTTTAAAGCAAGGAATTATTACAGAACAGATAGCTTACGTTACAAGAGTAAGAGAAGTATTTGTTGTCGGGAATAAGGTTTTATATGATGAGATACTTCCTATTTCAGAATATCCGATTGCAGTAGCTTGCAATGAGCATGCAGGGAATCCTTTTCCTAGTGGAGATGTTAGGCATGCAAAAACTCCTCAGAGAATGTTAAATAGAACAGAAGCATTACTTATTTCACATACCAATGCTACTACAAACTTTAAACTTTTATATGAAGACGGCGCGATTGACGCTAGTGAGATTCAAAAATGGCATATTCCCAATGCTATCATCCGTGCTAATCCCGGTGCGCTTGCCTCTGGTAAAATAAAAGAATTTAGCCCACCTGCGGTTTCTTCTGCTTTGTATAGCGAAAAAGCTAGATATGAAGTTGACATAGAAACAGTTTTTGGTGCATACAAGTTTCTTCAAGGTAACTCTCAAGGCGCACCGGGTACTGTTGGAGAAGCGCAAATAATGGATGAATCTAGTTCTAGAAAACAAAATTGGAAGATATTACCAATATATGACATGCTTACTCGTTGCGGAAAAGTAATTACAGAATGGATGCCAAATGTTTATGACCAACAAAGAACCTTAAGAATAGTAAGTCCAGAAGGAACAGAAAGCGAAATACAGTTAAATATTCCTGTTATAGATGATAAAACAGGAGCTGTAAAAAGATTATACGATATGACTACTGCTCAATTTGACGTAAGAGTAGTAGTTGGCTCTACAAGGTCTAAGTCTCCAATGGCAGAGTTGCAAAAAGACTTAACTTTGCTTAATGCAGGTATTTATGATAAAACGCAAGTTATTATGAATATGAAAGGCAATATAGACAAAGCAAGCCTTATGCAAAGAATGGGAGAAATACAAAATTTGCAAGCGCAATTACAACAAGCGCAAGAACAACTTAAGAGAATGCAGGGCGACTTGCAGACTCGCGAACGCGAAGTGTTCCATGCTAATATGCGTGCAGAAATTAGTGAAGCTACCAAACCTGTTTCAGAAGCGGTTAGCAGCATTAAATCTAACGCTAAGCTAGAACAAGCTCGACAAAGAGATAGGACTCGCATGGTCAGCGAAGACCTATCTGTCGCAAAACAAGCGGTTAACTCAGAAACCAAAGCTCCACTAGCATAGTGGATAACTTTAAAGGAGCATCGTAATGACAAATGAAGACCAGAATAATCAGGCAGAAGTAATGAATGAAGATAACCTGTTAGCTGAATTAGAACAATTCAACTCAGGCTCTTTGCCCGAAGTAGAAGAACCTCAAGTGCAGGAAGACCCTGTTGAGGAAGAGTCTACTGAAGAAGTTCAAGAAACTGAATCTGATGAGAAAGTAGATAAAGAACCAGAAACTAAATCCGAGATTGAGCAATGGTTAATTGAGAATAAGTTTAAGAATGATGAGGAAGGTGTTCAGAAACTTGCTGAAGCTTACAAACAACTCCAGTCAAAATCAGATAAGGAAAAAAATGAATGGAACTCTCAAAAAGAGAAGTTTGATAAGCTAGCACAGTTAGATGATTACCTAGCTCAAAATCCTGATGTAGTTCAAAAACTCACCGAATCAGTACAAGAAAAACAACAGGACTTAAACGCACCTCCAGTTAAGCCAGAAGATTATGATATTCTCGATGAGAGCATTGATAACTCTAGCTCCGCACAATGGCGAAAACAACACGACGAATGGCTTATTCGTCAAGGTGCTGTTCAAGCTATGCAAGAGGTTGAAAAGTTAAAGTCAGAGCTAAGTGAGTCTCAGGCATTTGACGCTGAAACCATAGAGTTGCAGAAAATGGGGTTAAGTGATACAGAGATTGTTGAATATAGACAATTTATTGCTGACCCAAATAATGTAACGCAGGAGAACTTGGTTAAAATTTGGCAAACTTTATCTAATGGGCATAATTCTAAACCAAAAGAGAATATAGAAACTGCTCCAAAGGTAAAAAATAAGCAAAATAGCGCTGCTTCTGTAAGTGGAAGTACGCCTGCTGCTGTTGAACCAGAAGAAAAAGCTCTAGATGAATTTTGGAAAGGAATTATGGAATTTAATAATAACACATGATATTATAACCTTTAGACGGGTTGTAATATTGTAACATAAAGGAGTAGCCTCATGGCAAATACTACTTATGGTAGTGGAACAGCAATGCAATTCTCAAGTGGCGAACAAAGACAAGTTCTTGAGTTAGGCGATAAAATCCATTACTACAACCCCAATGTTACTCCCATTTTCTCTCTGTTCGGAATGCAGTCAGTAGTGACTCCAGTCCCTATCTTTGAGTGGATGGAAGATGAGTACATGATTAAAAAATCAGTTATTGTAAAAACTTCAGCAGCAACAGATGTTCAAGATGCAAACAATTCTGATAATAATAAAAAAGGCGCAATTCTAAAGTTAAACACTCTTGCTCAGCAAGAAATGTTTGAAAAAGGAGCTGTGTATAAAGTAACTGCATCTGGAAACGTAAGTGCAAATAGTATGACTCACTTATTGTGTATTGCAATAGGAAAAGAAGTTAGTCATGCTTCACCAATAGACAGATTTGTTCAATTTGTAGGAATTGATGCTGTAAGTGGAAGTAGCGCGACTTATGACCAACATGCAAATAGTGCAGCAATTTTAAGTACAAGTTCTGACCATGTTGGTTCTTTTACTTTGGAATTTGTTGGAATTGCTCAGCAAGGAAGTTTAAGTGGAAAGCAAGGTTATGAAGCAACACAAACCAATCTAACTGATAATGATGTTTTTGTATTAAAAGGTTTAGGTGGTTATGCTGAAGGTGCAGGTGTTGGTGTTGAGTCTCGTAAAAAAGTTCGTAGGTTGAAAAACTGTACGCAAATTTTTCGTGAGCCTTATACAATCACAGGTACTGCAAAAGCTTCAAAGCATTATGGTGGCCCAGAACTCTCAAGATTACAAGCTAGAAAACTAGCTAAAATCAAAGGAGATATTGAATGGTCTATTCTAACAAATGGTGCTATATCCCTAGATGCTTCTGCTGAAAATCCTCAAAGAAAATTCCAAGGAATTGGATTAGGTAGTTCAGATGGTGCAATAAACTCACTTAATGGTTTTGATAATTCAAATCTAAGACTATCTTATTCTTCTGGAGCTTTAAATGATTTTGATGCTGTAGTTGAATATATTTTCTCTGATATGATTGAAGGTAGTATGAAGAAAACTGTATTTGCTTCTAATAAATGGATGGTAAAACTATCTTCTATGACTAGAGCTGCAGATACAGGATTTTATGATACAGGTGAAACAACTGCATCTGGGTTGAGGGTTCGCTCTTATGTTGGCCCAGTTGGTGAGCTTGAGTTTGTATCTCATCCATACCTAAAAGGAGCATACGAAGATTATGCTGTAGCGATTGACCCTGCGAATTTTTCAATTCGCCCATTGGCAGGTCGCGATATGCAACTTCGTTCTGATATTGTCAAGGATGGCCGTGATGGTCAAACTGATGAGTGGTTAATGGAAGTTGGAATGGAGCTTAGAAACGAGCAATGTCATTCTATCTTGAAGTTGAGCTAATCAGCAACTAATCGCTTGGGGGTAGGCAACTGCCCCCAAGTATTGTTATGCAAAATACAACATACGGAACAGGAGCAACAAACTTTACAGATGGTTCTAGCAGGCTTGTTAGAACAATATCTAAAAAGTCAAGAGTTCGCAAGAAATATAAAAAAAGGAAAAAGAAATAATGCGTTATCAAGAAGCATATGAATTAATAGATGTAGGGATAATAGCAAGCGGTATTGAAATACCGATTACAGAATCTTTAAAAAGTATCTATTTTGATAAAGCAATAGAGCAAATTGCTATGCGTTCTGTACAGAAAAAAAACATAGAAGAGTTTGCAGTTAGTGGAAAAGAATATATTTTTACAAACGAAGATTATTCTGGACAAGTTTATAAGGTTGAATTAGACCAAAAAGATGTTCCTTTTGTAGATGAGTCAGCAGTTATTTCTAATTCAGAAGATGATGATATTTCTCATATAGGTTATTTTTTAAAAACTGACAATTCTAAAACAGGTGTAATTACAGGTGTTAGTCAAGCTTCTAATGCGGTAATAACAAGCGCAGGTCATGGACTTACAACTAATGATTTTGTTGTAATAAGTGAAGTAAATGGAGCTACTGAAATATACACAGATGATGATATTGTAAATGGTAGAAGAGGAGTTGTGTATGTTGTTGGTGCTAATTCTTTTACATTATCTCCTGTAATAAATACATCTGGAGGTTACGCATATCAAAACGGCGGAATATTTGAACTTGATAATAAAAAAATACATTTAACTAAAAATCCTAGTAGTGGAACTACATTAAAGGTTTATTACTACGCTAAGCCACTTCGTAAAAAAAATGTAAGAAGTAGAATTGATTTACCTGACCAATTAATTCCTGCTGCTGTACATACAACACTAGGTCATTTTGTAAATCTTGGAGGAAATCTTCAAGTTGGTAGTGGGCATATGGGTTTAGCAAAAAAAATAGAACAAGAATATATTGAAACATCTAGAGCAAAAGAACCTATGCCTCATTTAATACCAAATCCTATGCAATCTTTTGTTACTACTAGAAATGGTTCAATAGGTAATTTAACAGGAGCTGATGATTAATGGCTAGTTTTAGAATTAGAATAGAAGATATTATTGGTAGTGTACCAAGTTTAGGTAGTGATAGTTCTAGCGCAACTGACCAAGCAGTTACCGATGCTCTTACTGATACTGCGGCAGAAATATTTAACATGTTACCGGATGATGTTTTATTGCCATTTGCAGTAGCAACAAGTGAAGTTGCAACTAATCCTGTAATTGACGACATTGAAAAAATAAGAATACTTGAAGTAGAGCGCAGAAATGGTGACGATGCTCAAACAAGTAGATATATTTCATGTAAATACGTTCCATTTAATTTAAAATCTAAAGTAATACATCCAGAAAGTATATATTTTGCAACAAAAGAAAGTCCGGTATGGTTAATTAAAAATAAGGATGTAGAAGTTTACCCTTCTCCAAGTGGGGGTTCAACTTATGCTTCTAATCATGCTAGAGCGCATATAGTATCAAATCCTACAGTTTTACAAACAGATAGTACAATTTCTATTTTTCCAAACGAGTTAGAACATGTGGTTATACTTGGTGCATCTGCAAGATTAAAGCAACGACAAATATCTTTTTTTAATGATGATGAAGATTCAGAAGTAGTTGCATTGCATCGCGCTCAATATCAAGAATTACAACAAAAATATCAAGACTCGCTAGCACCTTTTCTAGCACGAGGTGCAGATGGCTAAACAGGTCTATAAAATTGACCAGTTTCATGGTGGAATAAATAATAACGCAGACCCAAGAGATATAAAAGACCATGAGTTTGTAGAACTTAGAGACATAATGGTTGATAAAGTAGGTCAGTTAAGGCTTATGGGGACGCCTTCTGATGAATCTAATGTTTTTTCTTCTGATGCTCTTACCAATTCATATGGATATGGTACATTTGCTTTTAGCCATGATTATACAATGGCAGGTCATCATAATATTCTTAAAAATGGTACTACTAATATGAATAGCAGTAGTTTTTGGACTATTGACAATGTTCAACAAAGTGGCTGGACAAGAAATTCTACAAACTTTACTTTTAGTTCACAGGGTAGTGGAATTATATATCAAACTGCTGCAAATAGACAAGAAAAAGGTTTTAATTCAAAACAGTACAAATTTACTTACACAGTTGCAAACTATAGTGAATCTGGAGGAACTCCTTTTTTTAAAATAAAAGGCGGTTCTGGTGAGTTTGCAAATTCAGACCAAAATTTAAATAGGTCAAATGGAACTCATACAAAAATTTTTACATCGCATTCTAGCGCAAGCACAGGAAAATTTTCTATAGAAGCAGGTAATAGTACAATGAATATTACTTTAAGCTCATTAACGCTAGAGCCAGTAGCTGAAAATACTGGAGATAATTATATAATGATTTACAAAGGGCCGGGGCATCAAGATACAATTCATACCTTTTCTTATAATAATAATAATTTTGCAGGGCAAGTAAATCCGTCATCTGATACTACAAATTTTAAGTTTTTTAGAGAACTAGATGACACTTTGTATGCTCAATATTATTTAATTGACGGAAATATAAGATTTTCAGATAGAAATAAAGGTTTACAAAATCAATTAAGATGGTATGGCTATGTAGGTAGAAAGCGATTTAACAATAGTTTTACAATAAGTAAATGGATTAATGCTGAAACAAGATTAATACCTCCTACAAGTAGTAATATAAGTCTTGTTGCAAATACAAGTGAATATAGTCCTAATGCAGGAGTTTTTAAAGTAGGTACTCAAGGATTATTTACAACTGTAGCAGGAAGTGGAGAGTGGAATAAAAATGGAGCTACAGGAACAGCTACTTCTGGTTCTGGAGCAAGTAAATTAGTAGACACAAGTGCTTCTTTTACACAATCTATGGTTGGAATGCGAATAAAAAGAACTAATAACACACAGGAAACTGCGTATGTTGGTAGAGTTGAAAGCTCTACAGTTTTATATACTACACATAGAATCGGAGAGTCTTCAAGCACAGTAATTACATGGAGTTCTAGCAGTACAGCAGATACTTATAGAATATATGATGTATTTTCACTTGGGTTTAGTTGGATGTACGATAGTAATCAAGAAAGTTTGATATACAAATTTTCAGACGAAGAACCTCAAGTTCCAAATGCTACTTTATACTTTTATCATTTTAGAGCTGATAACGCTTGGGATACTTCAGTTCTTGCTAGAATTACAGGTGCAGAATTTTATTATAAAAAAGAATCTGATGATTCAAATACTTGGTATCATTTATTTCAAATAGATTTAAACAAAGGTTTAAGAATATCTGGAGAAGAAGATTTTACCGCTTGGACTTCAATTAATTCTGGTGCAGAATATGGATTAGATATATCTATAAAAAACCCTTTAACATTTGAAACATATGAAACTAGAAATGGTTTTAAAAATGATTCTACTTTGTTATTTAATATGGATAATAGTGACGAATTAGGATTAGGTTTTTTTACAGGAGTGGTAGCAAATAGGCAGTTTTATATCGGTAATATAAAAATGGCTGACAAAGACGGCGTTTATAAAAATAATGGTGATATGATGCTTAAATCTTTGCCTAATAAATTTGACACATTTCCATTAGATAGAAAAGTAGAAGTAAGTGTTCAAGACGGAGATGAAATTATACATCTTGATACTTATGCTGATAGATTATTGCAGTACAAAAGAAATAAACTGCATATTATAAATATATCTCAAGAAATAGAGTTTTTAGAAGATACATATATGTACAAAGGAGTAAAAAATCCTTATGCAGTATGTAGAACAGATTATGGTATAGCATGGGTAAATGATTTAGGATGTTATTTATACGATGGTAAGCAAGTTAGAAATCTAATTGAAGTAGAAGGTTTTTCTAAGATAAATGTTAATGAAAGAGATTTAGACAGTTCAAATGGTTGGTTTGATTATAATAATGACAACCCCTCTATTGGATATATACCATTAAAAAGGCAATTAGTTATAACTAATGACCCAAAAGGTGAACAAAATGATAATTGCTGTTATTTATATGATATCGTAACTAAAAGTTGGACATTTGGTTTTCAAAAGATTGTAAGCGATGAAGAAGGTATAATAGCAGTTCCTGTTTCTAATTTTGTTAACAATCACAAAGGAGAGCTAGTTTGGTTTGCAGGAACTACTAACAGTCAGTTAGTGCAATGGTCTGATTCTTCTAACACAAGTCAAAATCTTATTATTAAAACTAAAGACATTGATTTTGATGTTCCATCTATTAGAAAGCGAGTTTACAAGGTAAGAATTTCTTATAAAGGAGATGCTGATTCTGTAGTGACTCAATATTCTGTTAACGGAGATAATAACACATTTTACAACTTTGAAGGAACATCTTCTGGTAAGCCTACGGGAAGTGCAGATACTACACCGCTAGAAGATAAAAGTTCTGATAATTCATTGTGGCATCATGCAGAATTAAAACCCGCTACAAGTTCAGAGGCAAATAATATTTATAGTTTTCAATTACATATGAGCGGAACTGCTCCAAGCTCATTTAAAATAAATGATATATCAATAATATATAGAATTAAAACAGTTAAATAATGAGTATGACTAGACAAGAAAGAATTGCTTTGCATAAAAAACAAGAACGCTTACAAATAAAAAAAGGCGTTCCTGTTATATCAGAGCTTATTGAAGGTGTTCCTGTAATCAGAGAAACATCTGAAGGTTTGGTAGAATATCATCGTAAAGGTTCAATATTATATAAAAAAGTATTAGATAAGGCATAGTTATGGCAACAATAGAAGAAATAATAGGTCTAGAAGGAGATTCTAGACGTAGCTCTCAAGAAGTTCAAAGATTGCTACAAGAAATTAGACAAGAAATGCAAGATGCTCAGCAAGCTGATAGGCAAACGCTTAAAAATATTGAAACTACAGGTAAAACTGGTTTAAAAGCGTTAAAAACCAGAAAAGACTTTTTACTCGCAAAAAGAGCAATGCCGGAACTTTCTTTTAAGGATTTTTTGTTAAATGATAAAACATCAGCAGAATATATGCGACAAGGTGTAAAAGAAATAGTAAGAGGAAAACAACCCGGAATAACTTTAAAAGAAACTTTAGGTTTGTCAAATCCGACAAAAACACTATCAGATATGCAAGCAGTTGTTGACAAAGCAAAATCAAGT